CGGAAGTTTGGAGCGAAAATTTAGTATAATAATATAGAGAATCTACATTTATTAAAGGAGATTAAATGAAGATATGTCAAAAATTAATATTATAAAAATAGCATTTTTTATATCTATAGTATTATCTATTATGCTAGTTGTAGGAGAATACACTAGCTAGGGGGAAGAATAAGATGAAAATTAGAATACCAAAGCCAAAAATTAAATTACCTAGCTTTAGATTGCCAAAACCTAAAGTAAAGGTGCCTAGTGTCGTGCAGAAAACTGCAAGTGCTACACTAATGGCATTTACTTTCTTGGCAATATTAGTTGGAGTAACAGGAATAACACTAACTACAGTTAATCCTGTGAATTTATGGTGGGATATCGCACCGATACAGATAGCATACTTTAATTATGTTATCACATATACTGCAGTAATGAATTACTTAGAGTTCTTGCAGACATGGTATTGGTATTCTATAGGTATATCAACAGGACTTGTAGTCGCAGGACTAGCTGTGCATATTAGAAGTTTAAAACAACTATTTAATATACTAAAAGCTACTCCTATGGCTATATTAAAGTCACCCCTTTACATTTATCAAGATGTAAAAGCGTTTAGAGATTGGCTATTTAACAAAATAGAATATTTAAATGGAGAATCAGCTAAGTGGAGAAGGTTCTTCAAAGTAATGAAGTCACCATATTCTCTGTTAAGAGGTATGGGATTAAATCCACAAATGGCGATTGGTTTATTAGCAGTCGGTGGTACAGCTACAACAGCAGTTGCAGTAAACGAAATTGTAGTAGAAAGAAGTTTCTCTAATGGTTCACCGGGTATTTACGCAGCTCCATCAGAGTTTCCTAGTGAAACATTAGAAAAAGAAATGGCGTGGAGAAAAGATAATCCAGATGACAACACGTTAAGGATTGTACTTGGAAATACCCCAGTAGAAGAAATAAACATCTCTAATGTATCAATTGGTACTGCATATACAGGTTCAACATTACCATCAGGTAAAGCTGAAGCCATTTTGATTGAAGGTAAGGCAGGAACAACAGCAAGACTAGAGATAGGACAACTATTGTTTGAAAGAAATACATGTAAGACATTAACACTATCAGATGTAAATGCCCACAAAGTTGTAATTAAAGAAAACATTGCCGATGGATTAAGTATTGCACAGACTCTTACAAGTACATTAAGAAACTTAAGAGTAAGTGGTGGTAACTTCATGGCAGACTTACTGCAAACTGAAGGTGGTACTTATGACCGAATTTGGTTGGACACTGGTAGTTTAACAAATACTAACGCTAAGATTAATAAGTTAGTTCTAAGTAATATAGTATCATCAGGTGGTACATGTGTAATTAGACAGGCTGATATTGGTGAGCTAACTGTTCAGTTTTCACAGATTGGGCATGACAGTAACCTAGCGACAAAGGAATTTACAGTGGAATCTAGTACACTAGCTAGCATATGGGAAGTTAACAACAACTACGAAGTGTTGTTATCAGAACCTACTCCACCGGGAGGCGTTAGCCCATAGAAAACAATGGATGTAAAAGTAGGTAAAAACAAATATCAAGTAACTTTACCCCTTATTTTAACTCTTGGAGCTATAATTGTATCAGCAATAAGCTGGTTTACTATGCTTCAGGTTAATATGGCAACTATG